AAAATAAGTTCATCGTGAACCTGAAGAAGCATTTTTATATCATCATTATTTTTAAATTCATCATACAGCTTTATCATAACCTTTTTTATAATATTTGCAGCTGTACCCTGAACAACTGTATTTACTGCCATTCTATTTGCCTGTGCCTGAAGATTTTTATTGCTTGAATTTATGTTGTTAATATATCTTCTCGTTCCGTAAAGTGTTTCTACAAAACCATTCTGTCTTGCATTTTCTAAAACATTTTCAAGAAATTTCTTTACTTTCGGATACTGTTCAAAGTAGGTTTTTATATATTGGGAAGCATCAGCCACTGGTATTTTCAGCTCCTTTGAAAGCCCGAAAGGTGTTTTTCCATATAAAATACTGAAATTTATCACCTTTGCTATACTTCTTTGCTCCCTTGTTACCTGCTCTTCATCTGTCTTAAAAAATATTTTTCTTGCTGTCAGATCATGTAAATCCTTATCTTTTTTATACGCAAGAAGAAGATTTTCATCCTTTGACAGCTCAGCCAAAACTCTCAGTTCAATCTGGGAATAGTCAAATGAAACCAGACTCCATCCATCTTGGGAAATAAAGCCTTTTCTTATTTTAATTCCTTCATCCGTTCTTACAGGAATATTCTGAATGTTAGGATTGGCAGAAGACAGCCTTCCTGTTGATGTTCCATTCTGATTAAATGTAGTATGAATTCTGTCATCTTCATCTGCAAGTTTAGGCAACGGTTCCACATAAGTTGAAAGAAGCTTAGTAAATCCTCTGTATTCTAACAGTTTTTCAGCTATTTCTATGCCTCTTAATGCTAGAACTTCCAAAACCTCCACATCAGTAGAATATCCTGTTTTTGTCTTTTTTACAACAGGTAATTTCATTTTTTCAAATAGAACTACTCCAAGTTGTTTAGGAGAATTTAAATTAAAAATTTCTCCAGCAAGTTCATAAACTTTTTCTTCATACTTCTTAGCAAGTTTAGAATACTCATCAGTTAATTCAATAATCTTATTTCTATCTACTAAAACTCCTGTGTTTTCCATATCAGCAAGAACTTTAACTAATGGTTTTTCAACATTTTCATATAATGAGATAAGATTATTTTCTTTAACTTTTTCTATAAAAATATTATACAATGCTGAAATGGCAAACACATTTTGTGAAATATAGTTAAAAATACTATCTTCATCCAATTCAAAAAAAGTCTTTTTGTTTTTTCCCTTTCCAAACATTTCTTTTAAAAAGGCTAACTTTTCTATACCTGACATTTTCCCAGTAACTTTTTCTAATTGTCTTACAAAATCTACAAGTCCTATAAATTCACCTTTAGAATTTTTTACATTAATTCCAAGTTTTTGTAGGTCTTTTTGTACTTTACTGTCAGCTATCTTAGCAAAAGCTTGTTTTAAGTCTCTTCCTGCTTGTCCTGATTTTATAGCTTGGTCTCCCATTAAACCAACAGCAGCTGAGGCTGTTGCTAAATCTATATTCAAATCATGTGCTGAAGAAGATACATATTTAAATGCTTCTCCTAACATTTGAATATTTGTATTACTTCGTGACATAGTATTAGCAAGAATATCTGCTGCATGTCCAACATCATTTATTCCAATATTAAAAGCATTCATATGATCAGATATCATATCTGATATCATGATGAAATCTTCTCCTGAAGCAGTTGCTAGGTCAAAAATAGGTGGAATTGCTGCTATTATCTCTTTTGGTTTAAATCCAGCTAATGCAAATTTTTCCATACCTGCTGCTGCCTCTTCAGAAGTGAATATTGTTGTTTTTCCAACTTCCATTGCTTTTTTCTTTAAAGCTTCATACTCTTCAGCAGTAGCTCCTGTTAAAGCTTTAACTTTTATCATTTGTTTGTCAAATTCTAAATATTCTTTAGCTGAAGAAATTCCTACTCCAACTGTTGCAGCTATTCCAGCAGTAGCTGCATATTTTAATCCAGTATTGAATTTATCTTTTACATTTTTAAATGTTCCCTTTGCACTTTTAAAAGCGGCTTGTTGAGCAAGTAGTTGTTTTTCTTTTTTTATAGTTTGGTCAATTTCACTTTGCAAATTGTCAAAAGGAATTTTCAATTTTTTAAGTTCCATTCCATATTTTTGGAATGATTTAGATTGTGTTTTTATAGTTGTTTCTAAGGCTTTAGCTTTTTTGGTTAAGCTCTCATATTTCTTTTTTTCAGCATCAGTAAGACTATTGTTCTTCTTTTTTATCTCATCCAATGCTTTTAATTCATTTCTAAGTTTTCTATATTTAGAAACATTGTTCATTATCTCTTTGTTTAGCTCTTTTTGAGCTTTTAAAGTTCTTTGAGCCTTTTCCATTTTTTGCCTAGCAACTCTTAAATTTTTAACTTCATTAGCTAATTTTTTTAAATTACCAGGCAAAGATTTGTCTATAAGCCCTTGCACTCTCATAATCAAATCCATTTTCTTTCCCAACAATATCACCTCCTTCTTTTTCTTAGAGTTTCTTCAACTGTTTCTATAAGTTCTCTTATTCTGTATATATCACAACCCATTAAGTATGAATATGAAATATTCATATTCACTCCTAATGGATTGTTAAGTTCTACTATTAATTCATCTAAAAGTTTTGCATGTTCTCTTTCAAGATCTTCTATTAATCTTCCTGCAAAAAATCTCTAACTTCATCTCTTACCTTTGCAAAATCTTTATATGAAAGTTTTAAGAATGTTTCATATGAATGTGCAGATACATATTCTGCAACTAACATATAATAAAAATCATCTAGTTCTTCCACTAATGTTGCTGATTTTTTTCTCAATTTTCCATAATTTTTCTTTATTTCAATAATTGAATTTCCAGTTAATCTTCCAAAATCAAATGTTATTTCTCTACCATCAGAAAGTTTAACTTTTCTAACTAAACCTTTTTCTTTTTTAGGTTCTTCAATATCATCTTTTTTTTCATCAACTACTGATTCAATTACTCCATTTCTTTTATTTATTTCTGCATTTGCTTCTCTTAATTCTTTATTAAAATCTCCCATTTTTTCCTCCTATTAAGATAAAATACTTCTAACTTTTTCATATAAATCTTTACCATTTACAATAGCTTTTTTGTTATACACATCAATTTCATGTATAACTTTTCCTTGAATTTCTTCTTTATAATAAGTTAATGAAAACTCTAATTCTGTTTCATTTTTTATAGCTTTTCCTAAGTCGCCACCACTTGTTTTTATTCTTTTTCCTTTAAAAGAATAAATTGCTTCAACTTCATCATTATTATGAGTTTCGGAGTCTTCAACTAATATTGCTGCTTTTGCTGTTAAATTAACATTACTCCCATATTCAAATGCTATATCCTTACATCTATTCATAAATTTTAGCTGTAATTTCATAGCATTAAATGCTGTTGGAATAGGTTCATCATGTTCTATTACACCTAGTCCACTTATAGTTTCAGTCTTATGTTCTATATCTGGTAATGTTATAGTTGCTATTCCAACCAACTCATCTGTTCCATTTAATCTTATAATTGCATCTTCAATTACTGTTGATCTAATCATTCAGTCCTCCTATCTTTGAAATAATAATTTTAAATATTTAGAGTCATACTCTAATCTAAATTCCAAACTTTCTCCTGGAATAATTGCTCCTAAATAAATATGCCATTTGAATTTTCCTGCTATCATATCTTGTTCAGAATTTTCTTCAGGTTTAAATTCAACTCTTCCACCAAGTAGTTTATTATCATTAGTTAAAGAGTTTAGCCAAACATTAATATTAGTTTCTATGCTTTTAGCTTGTGAAGGTGTCATTCCCTTATCAACTTCAACTGTATTGTTTAGCATTATTGTATTTCCGATATACTTGAACATTCTTTTAACAGGTATCCAAACATCTTTTGGATCTGTTTCTCCACCAGGTTGAAATACAGAGGTTCTATTTCCCCAGAACACAGTTCCATTTGGCTGTCTTATTATTGTAGAAATTCCATTTTCATTCAATAAATTAGCCTCTGCTTCATCCAAATTAACTTTTTTAAATGTACTTCCTTCATAATATCCAACACCTTGCATTTTGATATTTTTATTTGAAGGACTTTCACAAGGAACTCCATCAAATTGTGCATCTACTGATTGCATATGTAATGCCATTACTGTTGAAAAGTGAAATACTTCATCTTCAAGATAAGGACAACCCCAAGTTATTGCTTGGTCAGCATCTATATAATTTTTTTCTTTTTTAAATGCTATAACT